TGACTTGGGAGAATACGTTACCAGCGGAAAGAAGATTCCGAATTCGGAAATTTACAACCGCATCCATGCCATTCCGGCGGCGAATTCGTCAACCAAAGCCTTTCGGGAAGCGCTCATGGACTTTGGCGTGTCTGGTATCACCAAGGGTAACAAGAAGCACCTTTTCGATGCCTTCCGTAGGGCGCACAGATAAGTGGTTTAGAATCACTATTTTGGGAGCACGAAAGAGGAGCGAAGCGAACTCTTTCGTTGATGCCCGTTGACTAGACGCCAGATTTGGGTTGCGGAAACGCGGTAGGCGCGGGCTAACATGCGAAGACTGACGCCCCCGCGTTTATACGACCAGCGGATTGCCTCGACTTGATCCTCGGTGAGCTTGGTTTTGGGCATAGGTAACAGTGGCCGCAACCCCATGATAACCTGAGGTTGTGAAGGAGGGCAGCAATGCCGAACACGAATTACGCGATTTTGATTAAGCAGGCCGCGGAGCAAGAAATTGGCGCCGTTGTCTTCCGTAACCCCGCCACGCTTCCGGTGGATGCCACCGCTGGCGCCCCCAACCGGCTAGACATCGACCATTTCATGGATGCCGGCCTGGACTCGCCCGAGGATACCGCCGTTGTAACTGCGGCGACTAACGCGACTCCCATCGTTCTGACGACCACTCTGGACGGTTCGAGCACGTTTGCCGTGGGCGATTTGGTGGAAGTGGAGAATGCCGGCGGCAACACCAACGCCAACGGTACGTTCTTCCTTTCGGCCGTGGCCGGTAGTGGCACGTCCATGACTCTTGAGGGTTCGGCCGGTAACGCCGCTTGGACTTCGGGGGGCAAGGTGCGGAAGCTGAACAAGGCCAAATCGTTCCACATTGCCCTGGCGACCGCCACGGCCGCGGTGCTGAACGATAAGGCTGACGGCAACTAAGTTTGCACGTCGATGACATAAAACGGCCGGGAGCGCGGGGCGCAACAATACCCCACGTTTCCGGCTGTTTTTGTTAGACTTAGGGTAGGAGAAATGGATGTCTATTCAATACGCCGGCGGCACCTACGTCGATCAATCGCAGTTGTTTGGCGCAAACAGCATTGTCGATTATCTGACACTGCTTACTTCAGGTTTGGCGTCTGCCGGCTGGACCGTGACGACCGGAAAGTCTTATAACCTGTTCGGACAGGTGCCCCCCGGTTTTGGCCAGACAAATCCCGCGAACAACAACACGGTTACGATTAATGGCCGCACTTACACCTACAAAAACACATTGACCGGGGCAGCCGATGAAATTCTCATTGGCGCAAATGTCATGGCCACGCTGTTCAACACCAAGGCTGCCTGGAACGCGGAAGCCGGCGCCGGCACATTGTACGGAACCGGGACCACGGTGAATGCGGATATTGCAGCCTTGGCGTTGCTGGTCCTTAACTCCGGCACATCAGCAACTGTCATTGTCGAATCCAAGAGTGCGGCGGCCGTAACTGTGTCAAAATCAGGCAATCTGGCTTGGTACAATACGACGACAACGGCGAAGACGCTTTACAAGTTCGTGTCAGCGGAAACGTCGGCGTTTCAGAAGATAACGATGTACGCGGCTGAGGATGTCAATTCGACGGCCAATACGCTGTTCATGTATGTGGCGTCCCGCGATTTGCAGAATGGCACGGGCAGAAACACGACGATTAATACTGTTTCCGGTGACACGATGCGGTTGCTGGCTCATCGGTACGGTTTCCACACTTTTGAAACGGGAGCGTTCGGCGTCAACAGTACGGGTAATTTTGTACAGGTTCCTTATGTGCCCGCCTTTCTGGCGCCAAAGAAAATTACGGCGGCCACGAACGCTTCACCCATCGTAATCACAACTTCCGCCGCACATGGTTATACGTCGGGTGATACGGTTTTCATCAAATACGTTGAAGGAAACCTGGCGGCTAACGGGACTTTTTCCATTACGGTTCTCTCCCCCACGACGTTTTCGTTGAACGCTTCAGCGGGCTCTGGCGCGTTTTCGGGAACACTCGGTTTGGTGGCAAATCAGACGCCGCCTTATATCGAAATCCTCGAAAATACTTGGATCAGCTTTGGTCTTACGACCGGCGCTGGTTGGAATACCAATTACAGTTCTTACGGGCTCGGAACAGCGGCCTTTGGCGGTATTTTCGACGGCGTTGTTCTTCAGAACACAGCAAATTGCTCGTTTCTCTTTCCCCGTGCTGTAAATACGGGCGGTACTGCGTTCAACTGGGTTTCGGGCGCAGGCGTGGCTCTTGAGCCGTTGGTTCTGTACACCAGTTTGTACGGCGGGGCTCCCCGGTGCGCAGGCCAAATTTACAATGCCTGGTGGTCGCAGCAAAACACCGTAGGCGGCGCGATCAACACGGCCGATTCACACACTTGGTACGGCGTCTACAACAATGACGCCAACGGACAACTGTTTCTTCTCACGAGCTAATCATGCCGATTATTTTTGGTGAACAGGTCGTAACAATTGAGCCTCGGGAAATTGACTTTTCCTATTTTGGGCTCGGTTTACAAAATGAGCCAGAGGTAATTGACCTCGGTTCGTCTGAATATGTTTCGTTTGGCCTGCCGTTCCTCGGGGCCTTTCAGGCGCAACGGGATATCGCCTTTGTCACGGCGCCTTCGGCCACGGAGTTGACAAATACGTTGCCGCCGGCGGCTGACCCGCCGTTCCCGCCGGTTTGGCCATATCCGTTTGTCGGCGGCCTGCTTTATGGAAGGGAGCACCTTGGTATGAATCTCCGAATGACGCGCGAAGACGATTTTGAGTTCTCGGGCATCGTTATCGACGAAGCCGGCGATCCATACGATTTGACCGGCTGTAGCCTGGAACTGATGGCGAAATGGAATGTCCGTGACATTGATGCTTCCGCGATCTTTACTTGCACGTCTAGCCCGGCCAACGGCATTACCATTGCCGCTGATCCAACCACGGGCGGCTATACGGTGCTGATTGCAAGCGCCAAAACTTCGGGCTGCCCCATGCACCGGGTGTTTCTGAATTATCAACTGCGGCTCACCACCGCCGCCAGTGCCTTGAAAACCGTGGGTCAAGGTGTTTTGCGCGTCGATCCCAATATCATTAACCCCGTTGTACCGTAGTGATACCATTGAATCGAGGAGATTTCCATGTCCGTTCCTACTTTTCGCGGTTTTTCGAGCGTTCCCAAGTTTTCGGGGGCGGTCAGCATTAATCCGGCATCGGTTACCAACGCCACCGTCAGCTTGCAAACGTTCACCGTCAATGGTTTGACTGTGGACATGATTCCTGTGGTGGGTTGGCCGGGCACGGCTGAATCGGATGACGTGCGGATTATCTCTGCTCGCGTTGCGGCCGCCAATACGCTAGAACTGGCGTTCTACAACTTCGGTGCGGCTCCGGTGGACCTGGGAGCCTTTGAGATTCAGGTTCTGGGCCTGTAGGGTTCTGGAGGTCTTATGATTCCGCTAAAGCCGATCTCCGTACAGAATTTCCCTCAACCCGCGGCTTTTCCGTCAGCCGGTAAGTCGGTTAAACCCGATTCTACGCCGGCCAAAGCGGAGAAGAAAGCCAAGGTAACGGAAGCTGAGTTGCCCGAGCCCCCCGAGGCAAAGGGGTAAGTCCTGGCCTACGATAACCCCAGTGTCGTTGACGAAACGGTGGCCATGCCGCGGACGGTTCTGTCCGTCCAGATGCCATACGCGGCGGTCACCGAGATTGTTAAAGTTCGTATGACGGTTAATAACGACCCGGCGCCCCAGGACAATTCGGCCGTACCCGTTTATGGTCAATAAGTTAGCTTCCTTCAGATGGCGATGATACGCTGGATGTGGGAGGCGAGATGAGACAAACCTTGCGTTTAAACGCGAAGAAATCCAGCGGGGCGACCAGGATCGGTTCGGCCGAAGAACACAAAGCCCTCGGACAGATCGCGAAGCGCTGGATTCGGCGCCTGGAACTCGATCAACCAGTTTGGCGAAGTATCACCATTTTCTACGCCGAACCTGATGAAATTCCCGGCTGCGTCGGTTATTGTTCATTCACGCCGGAGCACCAATCGGCCGAAATTCTCATTCTCCATCCCGATTATCTTCAAGACCATACGAAAGAAACCGGGCAGACGGTCGAGCACATCGTTGTTCACGAATTGCTGCACTTGGTGTTGGATGGGCATAAGTCCACCGGAAAAAGCGATTCCCGGCATGAGCAGGCGATCAATTGTCTGGCCCGAGCATTGCTGAAATCGCGATGAAAAACAGGGTTTTTACACCAGAAGAATTGCTCTCGGCGCGTTTGCTGCGCTGGCGGTGCCGTACTGATCTCGAGTTTCTCGCCCGCGAGATTCTTGGATACAAAGACATCGACCGTTCCGTGCATGGGCCTGTTCTGGATGTGCTTCAGAAGTTCCCGTATCCCAAAAACAAAGAGGAATTCGAGGAGCACGACGTTTGGAACGGCAAAACCTGGCGGTATAGGCCCCTGAAGGACATGCAGGCGCTGCCCGGCGACAGGCGCGTGCTGATTCTTGACCCCCGCGGGCACCTAAAAACCACCATTAACGCGCAATCGCATACGATTCAGTGGATTTTGAACTATCCAGACATCGCTATCGCCATTTTTCAGTCGAATCTCGAGAAAGCCGAGTTGATTTTGGGCGAAATTCGGCGGCATTTTCAGTTCAATGAACGTTTGCGGCAGATTTTTCCCGAATTTTGTCCCCAGAAGCTGAATGATTTTGGCACAAAGGGCGCCTTTACCGTGCCGGCGCGGTCGCCTGCCGTTACACGCCGCGAACCGACGCTCATGGCGTTGTCAATTGAGAAGGGGCTGGCCGGGCTCCACTTCGATGTCATGAAATTCAGCGATATCGTTGAGCCGGAGAACGTCAAAACCGACGACCGCATCGCCGATATCAAGGCGTCTTTCTACATGGCGGAAAATTTGCTCGTCTCACCCGTCTTTTGGATTGACGTTGAAGGCACACGGTATCATCACGGTGATCTTTACGGCGAACTAGTCGATAAATGGATGCGCGAACGCAAAGAAGGATTGCTGCATAAATACCGTATCCATGTCCGCGGCTGCTTCAAGAAGCAAATGGAGTCCGGCGAAGAGTATACCCCGGACAAACTCGCCCGGCCGGAGATACTTCGTTCTGACAAGACGCCCATTCCCATCTGGGAGTTTGACGCCAAGGGGCATCCGCGGTTTCCGCTTGAACATCTTTTGGAATTGCAGCGGAATAACGCTTATATATTTTCTTGTCAACAACTTAACCAACCTTCCGGCGCCGGGGGTGACGTTGCTTTCCCCCAGGACAAAATCATCAGCCGGAATACGATTAGCCCCAAGCATTTTCGGGAAAATGTGCGGGTTCATCATTACGAAGTCACCATCGACACGGCAGAAACCGTTAACGCACGATCCAATTACACGGCTATTGCTGTTTCCGCATGGGACTCGGCGGGCCGATGTTATATCGTCGAACTCGTTCATGAGAAATTGTTACCCAAGGCGCTTGTTGACAAAATTTTCGCCCTTAACGCCAAATATAAGCCGACTCGCATCGCCATTGAAGAAACCGGCTTTGTCCGGGGGCTCCACGCGGCCATCGAACGTACTTCGGAAATGCTCGGCGTCTATCTGCCGCTTGAGTTTCTAAAACGCGATAACCGGGAAGCCAAAACGGAACGAATCGTCAAAACCCTCCAGCCCTGGTATATCTCGGGCGACCTGCGTTTTGTTGTGGACTTCGAGAAAGAACCCGCCTGGTGGGAGGCTTTGTGCAAGGAACTCCGGGAATTTCCCGTAGGAACGACCGACGATATTTTGGACGCCCTGGCCGATCAGTTCCAGGGTAAAGACTATTTCGGGCGCCTGCAAGGCCAGCCGTCGCAAGAAGCCGGCCGCAATGTTGAGTTAGAACGGTTTCTCGGCGTATTGGACCCATTTTCCGAAGACAACAGCGAGGAGCCCCGCTTGAACGCGAATGACCCCTTCTTGGCCACAGGATACTTGTAATACAATGGGTTAGAGGAATCATGCCACAGACATTCAAATTCGGTAATTGGTTGAAGGGACTCTTCGGCGCACTGCTCGGATCAGCGGCCCATTCAGTTCTCCTGGTGGTTGTTGATCCCACTTTTTCCGACTGGCCCAAACTTCTGAAATTTCTGGGAGTCAGTGCACTAATCTCCTTTGCTTTATACGTCAAGAAGTCTCCTCTGTTCCCGGAGGAAAAGGAGTAGTCAATGCCCGAAATGTCGCCGGTTCCCCAGACTCCCCAGGTGGATCTGGAGCAGGAACCGTTTAGTAAACTAATCGGGCAACTGCAAGATGCGGTCGGCTTGACCCTCGTCCTTCAGACGTTTTTCCAGTTCGAGGCTCACCGTCAGCAGAATTACGATCGCCGCTGGAACACCAACGATGCTTTGTACTTCGGTTGGGTGCCCCAAAAAATGTGGGACGGAACTAACGTCCCGCGATCTTCGCTAGCCAATAAGCTGATTTTCGACCAGGTAGAAACGGCGCTGCCGTCATTGATGCAGGCGCTGTTCGGTTCCCAAGCGGATTGGTTTCAGATTGAGGCTGATGCCGGCGGCTCCCCGGAATCGGCTCGCGCCGTTCAGGATCACTTGCTGTACCTGTGGAACCATGACCCGGATGGCTTCGGCTTGACGGCTTCTTCGGAAGTCGAACTTGCCATCAAGAGTATGTTGCTTTATGGCAATGGTGGTCTTAGCATCGAGTGGGATGCGATAAATAAGCGGCCGATTATTGCCTGGGTTGATACGCGCGATATTTTCTTTGACCCGGCGACTCCCGTACCGGTGGTCGATTTCAACCGTGCCGTGATTCGGCGTTCCGTTAAGACCGTCGAGGAAATTCGCGAGTGGCGCCAGAATTCGGCGATGCGGATTCCCGACGATGCGCAGCTAAACCAATTGGGCGCTAACCGGCCGTTCTCTGTCAGCGACCAGACGAAGGAAATTCAAGCCGCCTTGATGGGCGTGAATTATGTTCCTGGTGCGCAGAATTTCATTGCTAATCCGGCTTCGCGGCAAATCGAGGTCCTGACGTACTACACGCGCACGCAGACGATTGTTGTACTCGGGCGTGAATGGGTGGCGTTTTCCGGCGATAATCCTTACGGCTTCATTCCGTTCGTTTTCGCCCCCTGCTATATTGCCCCCGGAAGGTTTCATGCCTTGTCCCTCGCCGACGTTCAGCAGCCGAATCAGATGTACGTTCAGGCGTTGCTAAACGGACACCTTGACGAACTCGCATTAGCCTTACACCCGCCGCGGGCGCTGAAGCAATCAACCCTGCTAACTCCGTCTCAGCAGCGCTGGCGCCCCGGCGCTCTTTTCCGCGTGAATAACCCGGCTGAGGATATGCAAATTTTCCAGCCGTCGGGAGTTCTTACAAACGTGTTCGGGGACATCGACTATATCGAGCGCATGGCGGAAAAGACTTCCGGCCTCAACGCGCTTTCGATGGGGACGCCCCGCCCCGGTAATGCCAACCGCACACTTGGCGGTATGCAATTGCAGGCGGCCGGCGGCAATAACCGGCTAATGCAAATGGTCAAGCATATCGAAGATTACATGCTGGTGCCCCTGCTTTACAAGATGTACCGCATGATTCGGGTGCATTCAGATTTCAACGGCGAATTGCCGGCGCGGGAAGGCCGTACTGTCGCCGCGGCCAGCTTCTTTCAGCCCGTTAAATTCCGTGTGCTGGCATCGTCGCAACTGATGACCCGCGATAAGTTGATGATGATTCTGCCCACTTTGGTACAGTTCGTCATCCAGGGGCCTTTGCTCGGGCAACTCCAGCAAAGCGGCCGCACGGTCGATTTCGATGTCTTTTTCCGGCTTGTGATGGATGCTACAGGCATTGGCCGCCAGTACACCTTAATTCGCCCGATGAATGAGCAGGAGCAGCAGGCTATGCAGCAGCCGTCGCCCGACACCACGGCGAGGCAACAGCAACAGCAGCAGGCCGAGCAGACTCGTATCGCCATTGTCCGCGAAAAGAATCAAACCTTGCTCCAGGCGGAAGCCATGAAACATCAGCCTCAGCCGCTTGAAATGCAGCAGAAGCAGATGGAACTTCAGTTCGAACAGGCCAAACAGCAGATGGCCGTGGAAATGGAACAGTTCAAAATCGAGATGGAGCGGCAAAAGGGCGAGATGAAAATGCGTCTCGAACAGATGAAAATGGACCTCGAATATCAAAAGGCCCAGATGAACGCGCAGCTTCGGTATCAAGAGGGTCAGCAGAAGGCACAAATTTCTGCCGCTCAAGGCCAGCAGCAATTGGAACTGAGCCGGGCTCAGCACCAGACACAACTTGCGCAGGCTCAGCAATCCGCGGAGCATCAGGCTAATCTCGAAGAAACGCAGCATGAAATAGCCGTGCGTCAAGCGTTGGAATCCGCCGCGGCTAAACCCAAAGCGGTTCCGGCGAAGAAATCCGAGGAGCCACAAAAATCGTAGGTTTATATGGAAATTACTCAGCAGGTCGCCGTACAAATCGGACTACTGAAGGATGTTCCGGGGTTTATTTTGCTTCGGGATTATCTTCAGGCCCAAATGGATAACGCTCTGGCCGAGGTTGAACTGGCCAAGACGGATGATGAAGAACACCGGCGGCTAATGTTTTGGCGGGCCTACCGGCAAATTATCAAAAGCATCGACGATATTACCCACGAGTATCAACCTATCGCCGATGAGGCCCTGGATCAGTTAGACGCCACACTGGCGCCGCCCCCATTGTCGCCCGCGGCGCTCCGCGCTTCCCTTCGGCGGCAACAGGCAAACTTAGTGGAACCAAACGTTTCTGACATAATGGATACAGAAGGAGAGGACGACTAATTTATGGCCACCAGCCCCAACGGCCTCGCGGCTCAGCAACTTACCGGAAACGATGCGATTGACCGTGATCGCGCTTTGCTAGAAGAGATCAGAACACTTACTTCCAACCGGGACAAGGCCGAAGGCGGCCAGCCTAATCCCGTCGGTCCGCAACCTATCAAGTTGAAACTCCCCAATGCGGAGGGGCAACTTACCGATTACACGTTTGAAAACGCCGACCAACTTAACGCCGCCCTGGCGCAGACGTTCAACAATTTCCGGCAGATTCTGTCCGAATCACAGCAGCCGGTTAATCCAGAAAAGCCGTCGGATAACCCGGCCGAAAGAAAGTCGGGCGTCGATTTGGACCGTTTCCGGGAAATCGCCACGGAAGACCCGTCTGCCGGAATCAATTATCTTCTCTCCCAGGCAGCTTTTGGCGGCTCCACGGCGGATGCTTTCTCCACCCTGCGGCAGACCGTGGACGACTTGCGCCAGATTAAAGAGCAACTCGCGGTCTTTCAGTTCCGGGAACAGCATCCCGAAATCGGGGGCACCGAACATGCTCAGCTTCTCGATGGAATCCGGGAGCGTCTTGGTATTTCCCGCGATAATCCGCTTGCTTGGGAGGCGTCCCTTGCCCTTGCGCAACAGCGCGGTCTGGTTCCGACACCACAACAGATCGAAGCATACCAGCAGCAGCAGGCCGCGCGGCAGGTTCACCGTGGTCCCTACGTTCCGGCCAATCTTGGACGAGGAAACAGTGCCGCCGCGGGTGTTCCCGGCGCCGGATATGACTTGAGCCCAGAGTTTGTCGGCCGGGCCGAACAACTCGACGAAGCGAATTTGGAGGCATTACTCAAAAAGTTTGGGGGATAGCCGTACCATCCCCCGCGGAGCTAGGGCGTCGTGACGAGCACGCCTGAAGGTTCCCGTGGCTGCTTGAGCCCCGGTCACGGGAACCGCTCCACACACTTGGCCCCATAGCTTACCACAATGTTGTGGTAATATGCAAGTGAAGAGAAACCCGCTAAGGCTCAGCGGAAAAGGAGTTCAAAACTCATGGCTTATACGCCGGCGTCTAACATCACGGGAAGTCCCGGACTTTCCCATTTGGCTACCGTTCTCTATCGCAAAAAGGGTCTGAACCGGCTGATGACCAAGTTCCTGTTCCGCACGGCCTGCGAAAAGGACGTTCTGGAGCGTCAGAACGGCCGCACCGTTCAGTGGTTCCGTTATAACAACCTTTCCGCGGTGACTTCGGGCGCCACTGAAGGTGCCATCGGTACGGGGCAAACGATTTCCAGCAATATCCTTCAGGCGACGGTATCGCAGTACGCGGCGTTTATCACCGTTTCGGATCTGTTGGAAGCGACCGCCATTGATCCGATTGTGGCCAATGCCGCCGAACTTCTGGGCTATCAGGCCGGCTTGACCGTGGACACTATCACCCGCGCCGTGATCGACTCCAAGGCCGCCGCGACCAATCAGGCGCTTTTGGCCACCGTGCTGCGTGTGGAGGATCTACGCAGTTCCCGGCACGGTCTTCAGGCCAACAACGTTCAGCCGTACGATGACGGGGAATTTTTGGCCCTGGCGCACCCTTACGCCACCTACGACTTGGTGAACGACCCGGCCGCGGTGGGCCTTGCCGACATCTTCAAGTACAACACCGACGTAAAGGCTACGCCTCTGGTGAAGTATGAAGACCGCGGCTTGGTGACTCACGTTGCCGGCTGTAAGGTTCTTGAGACGACCAATACCTATGAGGGCACTTCGGGCGGAAACAACACCTACCGGGCTTATGTGTTCGGTAAGGGCGGCGTCGGTACCGTGGATCTCGCCGGCAATGCGCCGAGCGATGTCAAGGACCCGGCGAAGGAACGCTTCGCTATCAAGGTCATCCGCGATAGTGGGTCGATTGCGAATCCTACTGGCCAGATCACGGCTGCGGTGAGTTACAACTTCTCGACTACCACGGTGATTTTGCAAGGTCCGGCGGGCATTGGCGGTCCCTATCGCTATCGCACAATGGACCCGCAATCCTCGATTGCCTAATCGGAAGAGAGCAATATCGGGGCGGGCTCTTATGAGACTCGCCCCTTTCTTTTGAGGGAGATACATCATGGCTGATCGCATTATGCTGACGAACGACGAAGTTGGTTCCGCCTTCGCCGAGGAAACTTTTTTCTACAATTTCGCGAGCGAAACGTCGGTGCTGGCGGCTTCGGCCGTGCTGATTCCGCTGTGCGCTCCTCCGGTCGCGGGGCAGGTGGTGGATGTGGTGTTGGGCGTTGTGCGCCCCGCGCTCTCCGCCTCGGGTTTCGTTTCCGGCACTGTGGATTTCGACGTTAAGATCAATTCGGCGACGTGCCTATCGGTTAAGCCGGCTATCGCTATGGTGGCAACGTCGGCGGGCGTGGTTCGTACCAATTCTGACGAAGGGGCGTCGAACGCGACCAAGGCTGTACTGAACGCCAGTAACGCTTTCGGAGCCAACGATCAAATCTGTATCGAGTACAACGCCCGTTCGGTTGGTTCGGCCGCGGCTGGTGTTGCTGGAACGGGTCTTTACGCCGCGGTCAAAGTGCGCTACACTGCTTCGTAGTATATGCGCAATCCGCTCGTTTTCTACTCCGCCCAGACGTTGGAGCCGTGGGATTTCGACACACCGTTACATCGTGGAATTGGCGGGAGCGAAACGTCTCACGTCGAATTAGTAAACAGAATTGGGGCCGGGGAGTCTACCAACTTCCCGGTCCTTTCCTTTTCCCCTACCGGGCGCGGGGACGTGTTCGACGGCGCCCATGATCGGTACTGGCGCGACTCCGGCGACGAAAATCTGGTGTCGCACACGTTGAAAGCGCATGAGGCCACCTGGGTTGTTTACCGGGACCCGGAGTTCTTCTCCCGCAAGATTTTGCCGGCTCACAATATTTACTGGTTCATTGCTCAAGATGTGGAATACGCCTTGACCGAAGAACAGGCGAAGCGAATTGATCGCTACGTCTGCTTATGTCCCGAGCACGCGAGCTACACTGAGAAGCGCTTTCCGTTCCTCCGGGGCAAAATTTGCTTGTCCTCGAACGGCGTGCGGCGGGACGTTATCGAACGTATCGAGCGCGATGTTCCCATTTCGCGAAACCCCAAAAAGTTGATCTATGCCTCCTCACCTGACCGGGGGCTCCAGGTTATCCTCGAGAACTGGTTCCGTATTCGCGAGGCCGTGCCCGGCGCCGAACTGACCGTTTGCTACGGTTTTGAGAACATGAACAAAATCGCCGAAGTGCGGCCGGAGTTGTCGGCCTTGCGTCAGTCTTTGGAAGGACTTCTGGAACAGCCGGGCATCACATGGAAGGGCCGGCTTAATCAGGTTGAACTGTACAACGAGTGGTTTTCGGCCGGCATTTGGTGGTATCCGACGAATTGGCCGGAGACATCGTGTATCACCTGCATGGACGCCCAAGCCTGCGGCGCCGTTCCTGTGTGCTCCGATTATTGGGCGCTGAAGCAAAACGTTTTCCATGGGTTCAAGTATCCCGGACTGCCACAGAAAGACCAGTATCTGCGCTTGCGCATGGTTCACGACGTGATTGGACTGTTGCAAAATCCCGAGGAACAAGATAGAATTCGTTTTGGTGCCGGCGAGAGCCAAGGCATGATGGCAGAGGCGCGTACCGTGTTCGACTGGGATAAGTTTGCGTCACAGTTTGCGTTTTGGCACAAGCAAGATTGGCGCCGAAGGGAGGAGAGAAATGCAACGTAGAGGGTTTTTAGAAACGTTGTTGGTCTCACCGGCCGTTTCCAGAGTTCTTTTGACCGAGGACAAACCGGCTGCGGACAAATCACAAAATTTCGATCCGCCGCCGGCCAAAAATAACGATACATGGCCTGTGTATCACTCTTGTTGTGGGTTCAATGAACGTGTCGATAGATGCTGTTACGAAACGCATCGTCAGCAGCTACGAGGGACAACGCGGTGATTGCTCCGTACAAGCCTATCGGCACCATCGCCCGCATGTGGGCCGACAGCACCCGTGCCGGCTTTACCGACTCACTGGTTGACCTGTGCAATTACAGCCATGCGGTTCTCTGCCGGCCCGGCGAGCATATTGCGTATAAACGCGCAACGGTATCCTGGCACGAAAGCGCCCGCAACGAACTGGCGGCCGAATTCGAAGGCGATTGGCTGTTGATGCTGGATACTGACCACATTTTTGCGCCCGACCTACTCGAACGTATGCTCCGGCTGTGCCGCACAGAGGGGCTTCAGTTTCTTTCCGGTATCTATCAGTACAAGTTCCCGCCGCATCATCCTGTGGCCGGCGTGGTGGGCGAGAGCGGGCAGATTCAGCAACTTCTGGACTGGAACCCCAATAAACCCATAATCGACGTTTCCGTGGTCGGCGGCGGCTGCATGTTGATCTACCGGGAGGTTTTCGACCGAATTCGTAAGGAATTGCGGCAGGAGCCATTTACGATCATCCCCGGCCTGTCGGAAGATTATTCCTTCTGTATGCGGCTGCAAAAGTTGGGGATTCGGGTGCCCCTTGCCGTTAATATTGAGTGCCATCACGTTATTCCCACTGTTTTGTCGATTCGAGACTATAAGCCCGGCTTATGGAAGGCGCCCGATAAACTAGTATCGAGCCCCCATGACACGCCGCGGCTTCCTTCTCCTACCACAAGTGTCGATGGAGTACTACTCCAGCCGGCAGGAGGAGAAGTTACGCCTGTGGAAGAAGTTCGCGGATCTGATGAACTCCTGGGTTCTAGACCTGCGTGCCGGCCGGGTGCGGGCTGACGAAAATGAATTATTCGCTCGCGCCAATAATGCTTGGCGAAAGTTCCTAAAGTACCGTGTATACTGAAGTTGCGGGGTAGAGAAGCCTGGTATCTCGTCAGGTTCATGTCCTGAAGATCGTCCGTTCAAATCGGACCCCCGCAACCAACCTTTCCCCGTTCTCCCGCCCTTGTTCCCTACACGTTACAATAGAGTAGAGGACAAGATGACCCACTACTACCTGACCCTGACTACGCAGAACGTTGCCTACGAACTTAGCGCCTTGATTGAGGCCGCGAGCCCCGGCGCCAACGTTAGCGCCCCAACCAGAATTGTAATTCAGTCGGCTAAGGGCAACGCGGGTGACATCTACATCGGTGGCTCTGGTCTGAGTGCCACCAATTACGGCCGCGTATTGCTTACCGCCGGCGATTCCGCCGAGATCAGTAATACGGCCCGCGGAGTATACGTCCTCGGCGATGCCGCCTCTCAAATCATTTCCGTATTGTTTCTTTAGCCGTTACCTAACGTCGGATACAATGAATGAGAGAGGTCCGCTATGTCCAGTCCCCGTGTCGGCACGCTAACAGGTTCCATTACCTGGAGCGATGGAACCAACTTTAACGGCTTTGGCGTCGTGGGCCTTGTTCTGCCCACTTCTGGGGGCACCAACTGGCCGGAACTCTCGCTTGAGCCCGGCAGCCCGAGGCAGCGCTTGCCCTTGTGGTCAACAATCCCTATTGTGGATGGTGCCTTTAACAACCAAGTCGGCCTCTGGTACAACGCTGACATTGATCCACCCAACACAACGTATGTGATTT